ATACATCATCGACCACATTTATTTCAAATAATGCACCAGAAGTTTTATTGTTTGGATGTCTTGCTGAAGCTTTTTCCTTCTTGAAAAATACACAAGATATGCAATTATATGATCAAAAATATCAATCTGCTTTAAAGGTTTTTGCTGATGAGCAGATGGGTAGAAAACGCAGGGATGAATATGTTGATGGAGTCTTGAGGATACCTTTAAGATCCGTTGATCCAAGTCCTAAGGCCTAAGGAGGGCTTAAAACATGGCAATTAACCAAGCAGTTTGTGCAACATTCAAACAGCAGTTGTTAGATGGCGATCACGACATATCCACAGATACAGTCAATCTCGCTCTCTTTACAGATTCTGCTACATTGGATGCAAACACAACAGCCTATTCAGCGACAAACGAAGTCGGTGACTCAGGCACATACGCAGCAGGCGGGGGCACATTACTTAACGCTAATGTTAGCTTAACCAAAACCAACGCAACAGCATCTACAGCTTTTGTAGACTTTGATGATTTATCATTTACAAGTGCAACAATCTCAGCTCAAGCAGCTTTGATTTATAACACTTCATCAGCGAATACAAATGCTTCAATTGCAGTATTAGATTTTGGTGGCGTGAAGACATCCACAAACGGAACATTTACAATTCAATTTCCTACTAATGATGCAACAAACGCTATTTTAAGGATTTCCTAATCCATAGGGAGTCCTTACCATGGCAGACGCTTGGGGTGAAAATAATTGGGGCGAAGGCGGTTGGGGCCAACAAAGCTCCATAACAGTTTCTGTCACTGGTGTAGCAAGTTCATTTACATTAGAAGATGTAGGTATAACTGGAACTGCACTTATTAACCCCACGGGTGTTTCTTCAGCTTCAACACTCGGTACAGCTATCGGTGAACCAGAATCTATTTATCCTTTAACAGGGGTACAATCAACCACAGCAACAGGAACCATCACTATAGGTGAAGGTCATGGCGTTCAACCCACAGGCGTTGAAATTAATTTTGCCTTAGATACCGAAAATCAAACCTTTGACGTAGTCGGTGATGCTACATTATCGACAGCTCAATTTAAGTTTGGTGGTTCATCTTTAGAACTAGATGGTACAGGAGATTATATACAGTCTAATAGAGACTACACTCTTGGTTTAGGAGACTGGACTTTTGAAACCTTTGTAAGATTTAACAATCTTTCAGGCTTTCAATATATTTGGGATACAAGCGAAAATGTAGGATCGAATGACTCTCCTATTCTTTATATAACTGCAACCAATATTATATTTAAATTTGGTGGTGGAGCATCTCAGATTGATGTTGCTCATAATTTGTCAGCTGATACTTGGCATCATATTGCAGTTACAAGAGACGGAAGAGATTATGAAATTTATATTGATGGCAATTCCGTTGGAACTAATACAGACACTGTCGATCAAGATATTCCATCAACAGTTTATACAATTGGAGCGGCATTTGGTGGAGGACTCGCCTCAGACGGATATTTTGACGAAACAAGAATATCAACAAGCGTAAGATATACATCAAACTTTACTCCTCCAACATCTGAATTTACGACTGATTCAAATACTTTAATTCTTTTACATTTTGACGGCGCCAATGGTTCTACAGACATTATCGATAGTGCAGCTCCTTTAGTCATTACAACAGTTGATGCAGGTTGGGGTAGAAACAATTGGGGTTCTTTTACTTGGAATGAAAATATTGAATTTTTTGCTAACGTTACAGGCGAGTCTATCGCTACACTTACTGGAACTGTAAATGTTGATGTAGGAACAGGAGTTATTGCTACTCCTACAGGTTTAAGTATTGACTCAGATTTAGGAACAAGCACAACACAAACAGACAATATTATTCCTATTACAGGGTTTGAACTTAGTGTTCCTTTACAAAATCCAACTATCATAGCAGATGGAAGTGTTACAACTTCTGCTCCTGGAGATCAGATGGACTTTGCAATAGGTGCTGTGGAGATTGTAGCTTCTCACATTGAACTTGTAACAGGACAAGAAATATCAACATCTCTTGCTAATGTTATAATAGAAAGTCGATACAGTTTATCAGGTGTTTCCATGCAATTTGCTGATGGAGATACAACTGAAACAGGAAGTGCAGTAGTAACACCAACAGGACTTGAAATGATCGCAAGTGTTGGTAATATAAGATCAACGCCATGGGCAAATGTTGTAACAGGTGCAAGTAACACATGGACTTCAGTGGCAGCATAGGTTTATGAAATTGAATTTTTTAAAATATAGGTATATAAACTAATCATGGCATCCACATATTCAGATAGATTAAAATTAGAACTAATGGCAACAGGGGCAAATGCCAATGTTTGGGGAACTAACACAAATAATAACTTAGATGTAATTGATAGCTTTGGAGCAGGGTATTTAGCAAAAAGTGTAGCAGGCAGTGCTGACGTTACTTTAACAACAGCCGACGCTGATCCAGATGCAGAAGCATCTAACAAAGTTATAGAATTCACAGGGGCCTTAACAGGTGATATTACTGTCTTTGTTCCTGCGGTAGAAAACAATTATATTTTTTTTAACAATACTACAGGCTCTCAGACACTAACAGTAGCTCCAACAGGACACGGATCAAATGGAGTTGCTATTGTTCAAGGAGCACATACGATGCAGTATTGCACAGGAGATACAATAGTAGATCTTTTTGCAAATTCTCTAGGAACAGTAAGTGTTAAAAATTTAGTTAATGTGGCTAACACTGTAAAAATTCAAGCTAATGGTCAAATGACAGCTACAAGTTATACAGGTGACGGATCAACTCTTGCTAATGTTGTGACTATTGAAGCAGGATCACAAATGGTTTTTTTAGAATCAACAGCACCAACAGGTTGGACACAAAATACAGCTGCCGCTTTAGCTAACTCTACTCTAAGAGTGGTAACGGGTTCAGGTGGAGGCACAGGCGGATCTAGTGAGTTTACGTCTACGTTTAGTGCATCAAAAACTACAGCCACTGGAGATATAGATTTTGATACCTCAACTACTACAGCAGACGCTTCTGGAGTTAGTTTAGGTAATCACTCTATTTCTACTCCAGAACTTCCTAGTCACAACCACCCTTCTTCAACAGGAAATACTTTTAATTCCACTATAGACGTTTTTCCTCAAACAGCATTTCAAACAGGTATACCTCCTGGAACCACTGAAAATACTGGAGGAGGGGGAGGTCACTCACACTCTCTTACTGGAACTGGTGCTCTTACTGGAACAGCATCAACACCAACAAGTTTTACAATACCGACTATGGACATTAAACACGCAAACACTATAGTTTGCGTAAAGGATTAAAATATGAGCACTTATTCAGATAGACTTAAATTAGAATTAATGGCTACAGGAGCTAATGTCAATACATGGGGAAATGTTACAAACACAAATTTAGAAACTGTAGATGCTTTTAACGCAGGTTATTTAGCAAAGAGTGTTGCTGGTTCTGCTAACGTAACATTAACCACAGCTAACAGAGATCCTAATGCTGAATCTTCTAATAAAGTTATAGAATTCACAGGAGCCTTAACAGGTGACATTACCGTTTTTATACCAGCCGTAGAAAACAATTACATATTTTTTAACAATACTTCAGGTTCTTTTACTTTAACCGTTGCACCTACGGGACACGGTTCTAATGGAGTTGCAATATCACAAGGTTCTCATACAGTTCAATATTGTACTGGAGATACAGTTGTTGACCTTTTTGCTAATTCATTAGGTAATGTTCGTGTCATTAATCAATTAAGAGTGGGAGATAATATACAATTAAATTCTAATGGAGTTGTAGCTGCTACAACTGTTACAGGTAATGGAGCTGGCCTTTCTGGTGTGAACGAATTTCCTTCAGGAACAAAAGTAATGTTTGCACAGGCTGACGCTCCTACAGGTTTTACAAAAGATACAACCGCAGCTCTTAATAACTCTACATTAAGAATAGTGACAGGCTCAGGTGGAGGAACTAGCGGAACTTCAGATTTCACTTCAACTTTCGCTGCCAAAAGTGCAGCAGCAGACACGACTGTTGATATGAGTCCATTAACAGCTCCTGTAAGTGGAACATCAGGATCACATACTCTTTCTACTCCAGAACTTCCTGCACACAACCATAGTTTAAGATTAAACGCACCAACACCTCCAGCAATTCGACGAGTAATTACTGCACAACCGAGTTCTTTAAGTGGCACAGGTGGAACAACTAATTTTGGTAATACTGGTGGTGGAGGTTCACACAGTCACCCAATAACTGGAACTGTGGTAGGAAACAATGCTGCTGACTTAACAATTTCTCAAAGTGTTCCTAATATGGACTTGAAGTATTTAGATAGTATAATAGCATCACAGGATTAAAAAATGACAAGTAATTATTCAGATAGATATAAATTAGAACTTCAACAAACAGGAGCGAATGCTAATACTTGGGGAGAAAATACAAATAACAATTTAGAGGTAGTAGATGCTTTTACTGCTGGATATTTATCTAAAGATGTTGCTGGTTCTGCTAACGTAACTTTATCCACAAACAATGCGGATCCAACAGCTGAGTCTTCTAATAAAGTAATTGAATTTACAGGTGCTTTGACAGGTGATATCACTGTTTTTGTTCCAGCCGTTGAGTCAAATTATATATTTTTTAATAACACTTCAGGATCACAATCTTTAACCGTAGCTCCAACAGGTCACGGGTCTAACGGAGTTGCTGTAGTTCAAGGTGCTCACACTATTATGTACAATAAAGGTGATGCAATGGTTGATCTTT